AGGCGCAACAGGAGCTCAAGGAGACACTGGAGCTCAAGGAGCAACAGGAGCTGGTTTACAAGGAGCAACAGGAGCACAAGGAGCAACTGGTCATCAAGGCGCAACAGGAGCACAAGGAGCAACTGGAGCTCAAGGAGACACAGGAGCTCAAGGTGCAACAGGAGCTCAAGGAGCAACAGGAGCACAAGGAGACACTGGAGCTCAAGGAGCAACAGGAGCTGGTTTACAAGGAGCAACAGGAGCTCAAGGAGCAACAGGAGCACAAGGAGACACAGGAGCTCAAGGAGCAACAGGAGCTCAAGGAGCAACAGGAGCTCAAGGAGCAACAGGAGCACAAGGAGCAACTGGTCATCAAGGCGCAACAGGAGCACAAGGAGCAACTGGAGCTCAAGGAGACACAGGAGCTCAAGGAGCAACAGGAGCTCAAGGAGCAACAGGAGCACAAGGAGTCACAGGAGCTCAAGGTGCAACAGGAGCACAAGGAGTCACAGGAGCACAAGGTGCAACAGGAGCACAAGGAGCAACAGGAGCAATCTCTGTTGCAGGAGCACAAGGCACTGGAGCGGAATTAAATGCTCCGCCATCAGCAAACGCTCCACAATTATATACTGATACAATGTCATTTCCAGGTGGAACATCTAATTTTGACATCGGTATTCCAATAACAGGACGTTATTCATATTTACCGGGTGGTGATTGGCGCGGGACCAGCAATCAATTAAATCATTTACCCATAACTTGCAGAGGTTTTGTATTTTTAGCAGTAAATGCTGATATGACTGCTGTTAACGGTAATCCAAATGAAATAGTGTATGTTCCGTGTTATTTTGAAAATCCATAAGCAGTAATTATTCTAAAATAATTGTCAATAAATAATATATTTATATATGTGTATATGTTTGGTAAAATTAATGATAAACAAGATATATCTAATATTAAAAATGTAGCAAGGTTAGCACCAAATTTCAAATTTGTATGTGCTCCATGTGGAAATGAACAAGCAAGTGAAGAATCTTTATATGATAGTTATAATGGAAAAATAAATGTATTAAACAGTGGAGAAATTGTAAATAACACTTTTACTGTTTCATGGAAAAAGATTGGAAATTAATAATATTGAACCAAATAAAGACGACGTCTCAATAAAAGGTTCGGGACCATATTTATGGATTTCAATCTTTACAAGTAGGAGCTTTTTGTAATACTTATTTTTTATAAATGAAATAAAAAAGTATATATATATAAAAATGGCCTTTACCAGATTTCATGACGACCAAGCAAGAATAGAAAAACAACTTCAGCAATCAACTGACCCTGGCAGATGGATTATGAACGTACCAGGGAATGGTTCCGCACCTGCTTTCATGGAGGACCCTTTCATCCGGATACAAAAGTGGGGAGCGAATTTAAGGACCAACACCATCAATTTAGAAAGTGACTTAAGAGGGGTCAATCGAGACTTAAGTAGAGATTGTTTAGGAAAAGACAATTATAAGAGTTACAATGTGCCAAATGAAGCCATTCAGTACCCAAGTTCATCGAAACTAACGACAGGTCAATCCAGGGTGACCAATCCCGCTTGGTGGTACAGAGATAAAGAGCAAGTGGACTGGTATTATCCTCCTTTGAACCCTCAGGAGAACACTTGTATGCCTTTTTTGAATAACTTGAATACAAGAGTTCTAGAGAAGGATTATTTTACTCCAAAGAGGGTCTGCACAATCAATGAGGCAAACGACAGATTACCCACAATGAACTTTGCAAATCACTCCAAGCAAGTAATAAGTACCACATGCGCCAAGAGTAATTCTTGTGGCTCTATTTAAGAAGAAAATATAAGGAAAAAATAAGAAAAAAAAAGAAAAAAAATTAATATATTTAAACTTTACGCTTTTAAACTAAAAAAAAGTATAATACTTAATATATTAATTTATATATATATAAAAATATGGAATTAGCTATACCTTTAATCGCATTAGGTGGAATGTATGTTATATCAAATCAGTCATCTTCTAACAACAAGGACTCTTTTGTTTCAACAAGAAAAAAAGAGAATTTCACGAGCATGGGAAAACAAACAAACTACTTACCAAACACCAATATCCCACCTCAAAATTTTCCTGTTTCTAATATAAATCAGTTGGTAGACACTGTACAAGAATATCCAAATCCAAATGCAGCCACTGACAAGTACTTTAATCAAAATGCTTACGAAAACAGAGTGAATCAAGGGAAGTCTGTGGGCCAAAACCCGCAACAAATCTATTCCATGAGCGGGAATTATTTAGATTCTGCACAATTTAAGCATAATAACATGGTCCCATTTAACGGTGGAAAAATCAAAGGATACACATATGACATGAATATTGCAGAGACAGTTTTGGATAACATGAACGGCAGTGGCTCGCAAGTGATAAAGAAAATAGAACAAGCCCCATTATTTAAACCCGAGGATAACGTGCAGTGGGCTTATGGTGCGCCCAATCAAAGTGACTTTTTTCAATCCCGTGTGAACCCAGGAATGCGAAATAATAATGTCAAACCTTTTGACACAGAGCGTGTTGGTCCTGGCTTGAACCAAGGGTTCACCACGCAAGGAAGTGGTGGATTCAACTCTGGAATGGAGTCAAGAGATTCCTGGTTGCCAAAGACGGTGGATGAGTTGCGTGTAAATACGAACCCGAAGCTGGAATACGAATTGATAAATCACGAAGGTCCTGCGAACTCCTTTATTAAGGAACGAGGTATGATAGGAAGAGTAGAGAAGCAAACACCAGATACTTTCTTTATTAATACGCAAGATAGGTGGCTCACCACTACTGGAGGAGAGAAAGCAGAACGTCTAAGACCGATTGAAGAAATGGGTGTGATTCGGCGCAATGATGTACTAAATAACTACATGGGTCCAGCAGGAAACCTGGATAGACAGAAAGGTCAGGCCCCCACCGCATTTGAGCCAAGTAAACGAAAGGAAACAGTGACTTGCGATGTACCCCACTCCAGCGCAAGAGGCAGAGGACCTATCACGGATGGAGAGAACTACTTGCGAAGTCATACCAATTATGCGAACCACAGGTCAACCATTAAACAACCGGATACGTTAAGAAGTGGATTCAGCGGAGCCATTGGAGCAGTAATTGCCCCGATTATGGACATATTGAGACCGTCCAGAAAGGAAGAGTCAATTAATAATGTTCGAATTTATGGAGAAGTTGGTTCCTCGGTACCACAAGGATATGTGTTGAATCCAAATGACACGACTGCAACCACTGTGAAAGAGACAACACTCTATTCACCTAACTTCAATATCAATAACCAGAAGGAAGGTATGTATGTGAATAACGCAAGTCCCGGAGAGCCTACCCAGAGAGAAACGTCCTCATGCAGTTATATTGGAACATCTGGTGGGGCGGCGACTGGTTATGGAGACATGAGTTACGAGGCAGCTTATATGCAACACAATAACGACATCAAATCTGCAACGATAAAGAATAGACCGAATCAAGGTGGAACGCAAGTATTTAACCAGCAAATGAATGTTAATATTTCTAGACAGGACTCAGACAGATACAATTATAGAGTGAATGCGCCAGTCTCAGTGGTGGCGTTACCTCCTTCCAAGGAGATTTATGGTAAGATAAGTGTGCCACAGTACTACAATGAGTGTGCTGGTTGTGAGCGTATTGAGCCCAGTATTTTAGATGCTTTTCGTTCAAACCCTTACACACACAGTTTAACAACATCAGTTTAAGAACAACAAAAACAAAACAATATGTTTTTTACTATTTTATTTAATATAATAATATAGTAATTTAATAATTCAGTAATTTAGTAATTTAATCCTATGAGCAATTTCGGTTTCATTATCACGAGACATGTCAACTCGCTGAAAACAAATAAATATTGGAATCAATGTGTCAAGTGCATTCGAACTCTGTACCCTTTTAAAAAAATTGTCATCATAGACGATAACAGCAAAAAAGAATTTGTCAAGGCCGATTTTAAATATCAAAATGTCGAAGTGGTGCAGACAGAGTTTCATGGTAGGGGAGAGCTCTTGCCATTTTATTATCTTTTGAAATTCAAATACTTTGAGCACGCAGTAATCATCCACGACAGTGTCTTCTTTCACAAGCGTATTCAGTTTGAGAAGCTCATGGGGATAAATGTGGTACCTTTGTGGCATTTCAATGCAGATAGCGTCAGTATTAACAAGTCCTTACAAATGACAAGACTCTTGAGTAATAAAGAAATTGTACAACAAAAATTGAATCATCATAATGATATCTTAGGATTAAATTACTTAAAATGGTTTGGATGCTTTGGTGTGCAATGTTTCATTAGTCTATCATTCTTGTCTCTCTTGGAGAGCAAATACAAAATAAGTTCTTTGGTGCAAGTCGTCAAGACCAGAGCAGACAGAATATGTTTAGAGAGAATATTTGGTGTATTGTTTTATACAGAAAATACGAATCAATTACTAAAATTCAGGTCCATTTTAGGAAATATTTTTGACCATAAGCAGTCATTCAAATACACTTATGATGCGTACGAGCTGGATATGAAAAATAATAATTTTAATCATCAAACCTTAATTAAGGTCTGGACTGGTCGTTAGTTATTTTAAAACTCGGGATTTCCGGTAAAAACCTGAGGAGAACGAATTTCATCACTAATTCGCAAAGGTTTAATCTGGTCTAAAATAAAAGAACCAAGAAGGACGCTGAAGTACACGAACAATGAGTCCTTGATAAGCAACTTTAATGGCTTGCTGTCTTTCTCAATAAATCTCATCTCAATAAATTTAAAAATAAGAAACACAAAGGAAACAACCGCAGCAATGATGAAGATACTGTCCATTTTAAAATAATAAAGAAGATTCTTATTTATTATTCTACGCAAATTTTTATTTCATTTCTCTCTTTAGAAGGCAGAGTCATCTAAGATTTCCACGTCGTCAAGTTTAAGCTCTGGAAAGAGGTCTGTGTTGGGCTCATCGAAAACTTGAATATCCAGTTTGTCAAGGGATACTGGACTATCACTGATATTTAACTTCAAGTTATCGTCATCGTCATCCTCGTCATTGTCAAGTCTTCTTTGATTGTATCTCTCTTTACTGATTTCTTCTAAACGTTCAATACTTTTGGGTGCACTAACAGACGCCACATTGTTGTCAATATCTTTGACATAGTCAAGGTCACTGAAGCTTAATTTGCTGGTTGTGGCTGTTGTTTCTGCCGTTGTTTCTGCAGAAGTTGCTGGTGTTATTGTTGCTGGAGCAGGAGGAACAACTACTTTCTTTTCTTCAATAACCTTCTCTTTTATTTCTTCAATGAAGTCTTCTTCAGTTGTCTCGTCCATGTAGGCTTTTAAGATGGCTTCCACTGGAATACTTTCTCGTAGAGTATTCAGTAAGCACTCTTGTACGATGATTTCAAGTTCTCGATTGTGCTTTTGAATTTGTAATGGAGGGATTTTCAATTCGAATAAGTAAGTATTTTTATACACTTTCCTGGCGACATTGATATACGCCTTGTGGATAAATTCGTCTAGCTTAGGCACAGTGATATCAATTTTCTTTTGCTTCTGTCCAACTCGCATAGCGGTCAGGATTTTCAACTGAATTATATGTACACATGTGACTAAATCTTCCAAATATGCACACCTAGACTTTTCTAATATGCGTTTTCTCTCTGCCTCTATGATTGTGCTATTCCATTTGGGTACTCTGGAGATGAAGTTTTGGAATGTCATTAAATATTTGTCGTACTCATTGTTTTGCTTACAAATTTTCACAGCATCTTCTAAAATTGCTTTGTACCCGTCAATTATCAAAGGTGTTAGAATAGTAACAAGTCTCGCACACCACTCGTTACGCGACTCATGTAACGTACTAATGTTAAAATCATCCATATTAATTATTGAGTTTAAAATTTTATTTTTTTAAACTTATACCATTTTATAAATCACATGAATGAAATATTTTCTAAAGACAACGTGGAGTCCATATAAACAAAATTCAAAATAAAAAGTATTAATAATTTCTCATTTCTAAATTCTTTCCTTACTCGGTTAAAAGCAATGAGAAACTCATATTTTCTCTCTGTTGTCAAGGTAGCAGAGTCCATGAACTTAGGAGTTTCTATTAGTTTGAATAAATCTATGCCTGTGTAGCCTTTCTCGTACAATTTAGTAGAGAGAAGAATTAATTGAGACGACGTTGTTAATTTTTCCTTACTTATCTCTTTTTTTAACCATTCTTGTCGAGTAGTTTTTAGTTCTTTCATTTTGAACGTCTCGTTTAAATTATATTTGTATAAGTTGATGATATTGCCATCGTGTTTGGGCTCAGATATATAAATTTCGCAGAAGCGAGACAATATAGGTTTCAGTAATTTGTATTTGTCCTCCACAATAATGAAAAATCTGGTGTTGTGGCTGAACAACTCAATGCATCTTCTCAGGGCAGACTGAGCGTCCATGGTGAGCTTGTCTGCGTTTAAGAGAATAATACTTTTAAAAACATCTCCTCCATTAGAGTTTATATGTGTCTTAGCAAAAAATTTCAACTCATCGCGAATAAATTTGATACCTTTCCCGTGCGCACAGTTCACGTACATTACAAGGGACTTTATCTTTTCTTTATCATTATGATAAATATTGTGAATGAAGTCGTTTACTATCGTGCGCTTACCACTACCAGATGGTCCGTGGAATATGATGTTTGGAATTTTGTGAGTTGATTGAAAGTAATTTAACTTTTCTTTTATTGATTGATGTATAATCAGTCCTCCTTTCGAAGAAGAAAGGGAGAGAGAAGGAGAAGGAAAAGAAAGAGATTCCATTTGTTATTTTTTTAATTAAGTGAGTGAGCTTCTTTTAGTGTACTAATATTATTGCAGTGTTTTTAAATTTTAATACAAACGTATAAAAATTAAACTATTATTTATAAATTAAAAAGGTGTAAATTAGATGTAGACTGGAAGTTTGTCAATGTCAATTATATCGTCTGTGGACGGAACTGTTTTCAACTCAAACGATTTGAATTCTGGACGAAGTAGCTGAGCTTGCGGTGTGTGATTGTGAACACATCTAGCAATCATTTTGTACAATTTAAAGTCAGGATATCTGTCTGTCCCGTTATTTTTGTAAAGCAAATTAACGCCCTTGTCATCTAGACACCACTCAACAATTAAACGTTGGATTGGGTCCTTGCAATTTTTCAAGTTCTTGATTTCTTCCATATCTTCAACCACATAATCAAAAATAGAGCAAGCGAGTCTGCACAAATCGAAACTGTAATTCGGTTCTAATCTTGGTTTCTTGTCATTCATGTAGGGTTCAGTGTTGTATTGACTCGCTGCATCGCCGCCTTCCTGAAAACTGTCACTGCAAAATAGTTTGCCGTCGAACTTGTAAATACTTCTGCCGAAGTCAATGATTTTGAAGATTCTACCAAATGTGGGCACCTTGTAGTATTTTTTTTGATAACAGTAGTACAGGAATTTCTTATCCGTTTTGTTGTACATCACATTATTCGTATGCAAATCATTGTGAGTAAAAGAAAAACACTTTTGATAAGTGATTAGTATCATCACAATTTGCATTAAGGCAGAGTACCATTGTTCATCCGTTAAATCGTCACTTAAAATGAGGTTATCAAAAGTATCTTCGCAAAACTCCATGGCAATTACTTGCACAGGGAAACTCTTGATGGTCGCCTTTAGAATCTCTTCTTCCTCCTCGCTACACGAAGAAGAACTATTATCTTCATCTTCTTCCTCATTATCTTGTCGTTCTTCTTCTTCTTCTTCTTTTTCTTTTTCCTTATCTTTTTCTTTTTCTTTTTCTTTTTCTTTTTCCTTATCTTTTTCTATTTCCTCTACTCCTTCTTCTTCTTCATCTTCTCTCTCGCTTGAGGTATGTGAAGTTCTACTAGAACAAGTGGAGTTGCTTCTTATTGTGCTACTACTGTTGTTATTGTCTGTTATTGGAATGTCCTCGTTTGACATATCTACCAGGTCTGTATCTTTTAAGTCACTATTAGAAGTGCTGTTGTCATTATCAAATAATTCCTCAAATATGGTTTCATCGAATTCGGGTACATCGAAAGACAAATTCTCCTCAATTTTGATAGGACTTTTTTTTGTCTCCTCGCTCTCGAAGAGGTGCTCAAAATTATCAACATTGAATAATTTTCCTTTGTTCTTATTGAAAAAGTCAGAACTGATTAAGTAATCCAAGTCATCAAACACATTGATTTCATAATTATTCTTAATGGCTAAAAAAGAACCATAATAATCGACACCATGAACAAAAGAGGAATGTTGCTCGTTAAGACAACTTGTCAAATAAACAAAAAATCCATCCACATAAGCAGAGTTATTGTGGTCTAAGAATTTGGGATTGACATTTAAGTCCTGCTCGAAAGTAGGTAATTTGAACAAATGTGGGGAATTTACATCATACTTACCTACGAGGTACTTAAAGGGGTCTAAAAGCGGCGCCATCTTAAAAAATATTTCTTTGCTCTTGGTCTTTTGGGTATTTATGTTTTTAATCTTACAATCAAAGTCGGGTATCTCTTCTTTTCCTTTTTTCGATGAATCATTTTCCTTAATACTTGACAGGTACCACTTGTGATTAAGATTCACATGATTGTAATTCGTTTCATTTAGGGAGAAAAATCGTTGATAAATTGGAATATAATTTTGAGCCTGAGAGAGAAAAAGTGTGTTTGGCTGTTCTAAACTTTTGAAAAGCTCAGTGTTTTTTCTTTTTTGATAGTTAAGTATCATAATAGCTTTTTAATATATAAATTCTCTATTATTTAAACTAATTTTTACGATAAAAGTATTTTATATTTGACATATTTGCGTACACAGATATTTTTTAAACATTCGTACTAATATATATAATAATAAAGTTAGGAGAGTATGACACTTGAACTAAAAAAATTTGATATGAAGTCCATTAGCTTCAAACCTAATGAAAACAAAGGTCCGGTTGTCGTGCTCATTGGAAAAAGAGACACTGGAAAATCGTTTCTTGTTCGAGATTTGCTCTATTACCAACAAGAAATTCCAATCGGCACGGTGATTTCGGGTACAGAAGAAGGAAACGGTTTTTACAATAAAATGGTGCCCAAAATATTTATACACAATGAATACAACACCGCTATTATCGAGAATATCTTGAAACGTCAGCGCACCGTATTAAAGCAAGTAAAGCACGAAATGGAAACTTATAAACGCAGCACCATTGACCCTCGTGCATTTGTTATTCTTGACGATTGTCTTTATGATGCCACATGGACTCGCGATAAGATGATGCGTTTATTATTTATGAACGGGAGACACTGGAAGGTCATGTTAGTCATCACAATGCAATATCCTTTAGGCATTCCTCCCACACTGAGAACCAACATAGATTATGTTTTTATTCTTCGAGAAAACTACATAGCGAATCGAAGAAGAATTTACGAAAATTATGCTGGCATGTTTCCCACTTTTGAAGCTTTTAATCAAGTTATGGACCAATGTACTGAGAATTACGAGTGTTTAGTGATAAATAATAACTCCAAGTCGAATAAACTTCAAGACCAGGTGTTTTGGTACAAGGCTGAACATCATAATGACTTCAAATTAGGGTCAAAAGAGTTCTGGGAGCTCTCGAAAGACTTTAACAGTGATGATGAGGATGAAAAATATGACCCTAATTCGGTTAAAAAACGAGGCCAGGGACCAAAAATTAATGTAAAAAAAACAAAATGGTAAATCCGCTTTTATAAAAACCACTTTCAAAAATATAAGCGGTAAAGAGTATCCTACTATACTATGTATAATAAGATGCAAGAACTAAATATTGTAGAACTCATAGAGAAAAATCCAATTTCAAAACTGTCAAAAGTATATAATAATAAATTAATTAATAAAATCAAAGAGAATTTTACTGGTTTTGAACAACAATTATTTGTAAGTAGTTTTTATTGTTATTTAAATTATGATAAAAATATAGATTTTGTGATTGATTTAGATAATATATGGAAATGGTTAGGTTTTCAACAAAAATATAATTCTTTAAGAATGTTAGAAAAATTTTTTAAGTTAGATATAGATTACAAAACCGCTCCTCAATTTGGCAAAGCGGTTTTTAATGAAAAAGAAGAAACTATAAAACAAAAACAAGAGAGAAATAAATTCAAATCAAATTCTGGGAACGTGGGATTCAATAGCGAAAGCAGCGGAGCTGGAAGGCATGTCTGCTGCAAAGATGAGTAGATGTGTAAAAAATAAAACGATAATCGATGATTACTATTATTCGGTATAAAAATAACAATTACATATTGAAGAAAGACAAGAAAACTTAAAAAAATGAATTTACTGCAAAAATATTATTTTATTACATATAATATTTTATTATTGTTATTATTATTATTGTTATTACTGTTATTACTGTTTTTTTTCTTAAAATAAATTACACCTTTTTAGTCGCAAATGGTCCACTGACCAACTCACTTTGACCATGGTCAGTATTGCCAGTAACAATATTGTCTCCCTCAAATAATTCCGTTCGAATATCTGCTGCAGAAATGGTCTCCGGTTCCTTGTTACCGAAATCAAGCGATGTCGAGGTACTATTCACACCAATAAGGTTACCATCCTTATCAATAGATTGAGTTAAAGTATTGCCAGACTTCTCTGCATTCTTAATGTTTTCCTCAATGGCCTTTTGTTTCGTCTCCTTGACTCGTTGGTCGAAAGCGGACTTTGCACTGGACTCATTCTTTGTCTTCTCGTGCATAAGCTGATTCAACTCTTCTTCCATGTATTCCACGCGACCAGTCTTGTACGCCTCTGGTTCCCAAGGCATCCATAGTCCAACAGGTCCCACATAGACATCATGATTAGAGTCAATTTCTCTAAGCATTTTACATCTCAACTCGGCCTCCTCCATTGTGGGATAAACACCACGAATCTTAAGTCCTCTGGTGGATGTTTGAAATTGATTTTCAATCCCAAACTTCTTCTCAAGCTCCTCTTCATTGTTATCTAGGAATGTCTTAAACTCGTCTCTCATACTACTCTTGCTAAGTGTTTCTTTCTCTTCCTTGACGAATTCCTTGAAATCATTGGTTAAGTCATCAAAGGACAAGTTGTACTTGAAAGAAACAAAATTCATAAATTGAATAAACTTCTCCATCGATTTGTTCAAATCCCACTTCTTTAGGAACTCTTCAAAATAAAAGATTTCCTTCTGTTTCAAAATATTTTCCGGGGACACAAAAGAAACACAAACATACTTTTGTCCAGCAATTTGCTTGTCTTCCTCCAATAAGTCCACGTACTTTGTGTTTTTCTGCTGACTATTTTTAGTATTCCTTTCTTTAGAGCGATTCATTTTTATTTAATTCAAGTATATTATTTAAGTTTTTTTATCGCATTTATATATTTTTTTCTTTTTATTTAATATAAATAACAAATGAACGGGTTGATTAATGTCGGTGAGCTTGTGAAGCGAATTATTAAATACCTTGTTGAAGGTTTAATGGTAGCGATTGCTGCTTATGCTATTCCTAAACGTTCCCTGAATGTGGAAGAAATTATTTTAATTGCTTTGACTGCTGCAGCGACTTTCAGTATTTTGGATACTTACATTCCTAGCATGGGAGCCACTGCTAGGTCGGGAGCTGGATTCGGTATCGGTGCCAATTTGGTCCGTTTCCCAGGTGGGTTTTAAGTCAATATAATAAAACAATCTACTTTTAGATGAACCACAAATTAATAATAACTTATCTTATTATATTATTAATTTAACAAGGCAAAAATATGTCGTCATCTGTTTTTAACTTACGGTTGTCTGACCTTGATTCAAAGAAATCGAAGAGCAGCATTAAAGACGTATCTTTAAGTCACTTTATTAAGAACAATAAACAAGCAACAACAAGAAAATTACATTTGTCTGACCTGAAATCGAGCGCTTTGAAGAAATTACATGTGTCTGACCTAAAAGCAAGTGCTATGAAATCTGGAAAGCTACGTCTGTCTGACCTAAGGTCATCTTCTTCCTCTGGAAAATTGCGTCTCACCGACCTCGGGAAGAAGAAAAAAACTTCGTCTTCGGGTAAGAAGCTCAGTTTAAAAGATTTGTTTGGAGGTAGAAGAAGGAAAAGTAGGAAAGGAGGTGCTCATGACTACGATGGGTCCTTAAGCGCAAGTGATATCCAGGCAATTAAGCAATCAAACGGAATGTACGACCTGCAAGATATGAATTTATAAAAATAAATAAAAAAAACAAAATTAAATTAAATTGTGGGAATATACTCCCAATCTAGTTCTTCGCATATTTTTCTCCAAATCATATCTTGCTCGATTCTTTTTTCCTTGTCTTTCAACATTGGGAAATCATCCAAATACTTTGTCTCCCCTAACAATTCACACAGTTTATAAGCAGTATAATAATAATTCAAGAAATTGACTCTGTCATCCGGACAAAACTTCGAGTAAGGCGACTGCAGTTCCACAAAAAGATTACAAAGAATTTCCTCCAACTCCGGGGACATGACAGGCGGCTTAATCCCTAACTTATCTTTGATGAAGGGTATATGCTCATAATATTTGTTATACCCTAATTTCTTCAAGATTTCCTTTGTCTTCAAATTAGTTATTTGTTCAATTTCTACTCTCTCTTTCTTGATTTGTAGTTTAATGTTTTCTATGACCTCGGGAGGGATTTGAGTTGTTTCTTTGCCTTGAAATTGAGCCAAGATTTCTTTGAAATGATTGATTCTCTTGTACGCATAAAAGCAAACCTCCTTAGGAGGTTCTTTGTACGAGGGTTTCTCGTTCTCAATGAGATAAGGTGTATTCGAAGAACAATTATTGCAAATTAGAATGCCTTCATCCTCTAGAGGAATTAATTCACCCTTGAAGCAATGCTGACAAATGTCCGTTTGACAAATGTAAGAATTGATGTCCAGAAAGATGTCATCAATATTACATAAATATTTTTGTACAATATTGTTACTTTTTCTTTGATTCAATAATTCAAGATTCTCATCGTCTTGTTTTATCTTAAAGAAAGTGTTGAGCAGCTTGTTCTTGCTACTTGCATTTGCTGCTGTCTTCTCTGTCTTGATTTCAATCTCTTTTTTGTTCTCAAAATAATCAAAAATCATCTTAGAATTGTCAAGAAAATACTCTTTTTTTCTCGTCTTGTAGTCTTTTATTTGTTTGTTGAATTCCTCTATTTGGTCTGTTGTGTCTAGTCTCTCTTCCACATTCATGTTAGGATTTGATTCTATTTTCGCTTTTAATTCTTTGATTTTGGTTTTTAGTTCTGGAATCTTGTCATGCTCATTTCTAGAAAATTCATTCAAAAATTCCTTGTGCTTGCCGTCTAAAGTGACAGCACTTTTTTTGTTGTACTTGATTTTTTTATTTGTTTTTGGTTTAAAGCTTGGCATCTTTTTTCTTTATTTTGTTTTGTCTTGTTTTAGTTATGAATCTTAATATTAGTCTTGATTGTTTAAGGGATTTAGAAAAAGACAAATTAAAAATAGATTCCATTAAATTTCAAAAAATGTTGCTCTTATTCAATGCTATTGAAGACGGTTGGACTATTAAAAAAAGAAACAATTCTTATGTTTTCTCCAAGAATCATGAAGGAAAAAAAGAAGTCCTAGACGAATCTTACTTGCAAAAATTTATGAAGTCAAATTTTGACCTGAATAGTATCATCAACTAAAAAAAGTCATGATTTTTAATTCTTCTTTGTTTAGATTATATGAAGAGGAATTTTATTAAACTTGTGAAGAAATTTGCAAAAATTGTATTTCCGCCATACGATGATTTTGTGATTGAGGTAAATCATGATGATTTCGCAGGATACGATGTGAATATTAAGGTGGAAGACAGAAGACATCACAATTGCATTGATTTTTCTGTTATCTTGCACGGCAGTTTAGAGGACTCTGGTGAGGAGGACTCTGGTGAGGAGGACGCCGAGAGTGACAACGAGTACAGCAGCAGTAGCGATGACGATGATGCATTTAAAAGAATAAAAGGAGAGATATTCATTAATCATCTTGACAAATGTGAAAGCGGGTCAGGGACTGAACTGCTTAAGAAGATAGAATACCTAGCAAAGCTTATTGGTATTAATCGTTTAGGCTTGTATGATGGGTCAACAATAAAAACAGACTGTGGAACCTCATTTCCTTTAAAAACACTTTACACTTTGGCGACCGGACAGACATGGTATAACTCCAAGGGGTTCATTGACCCATACAATCACAAAAAAACGAAAAAGCACAACATGAGGATAATAAAAACAAAGATGAAAGATTTTTTAGAGACATTACGAGAGGATGACTTCTTGGCAGATTCTGTAGAAAATATTCGAGAGAGAACACACCTTAGTATTAATAATATTTCAGTGAAGGATTACTTCATAAGAGCAAAAAAAATCTTGCAGGAGAGTAGGGACTGCAATGCAATTAGTGAGTTTTGTTATCTGCTTAATAAGATAAAACATGATGGCGTTATACAAGAAGGGTACGAATTAGAAAAGATAATTGACGCGGAACCCCGATGTGATGAGTGTGACGAAGAGGAAAGTGACTTGACGAAGGAAGGTCTGTGTACGTATTGCGCTTTAGAGAGATACCATGACGAGAAAGAAGCGGAAGAAATAGAACAAATGGGTTCTATTGTGCAGGTAGACGAAGATATAAATAAAGAAGAAGAAAATGTTTCATCGAGGTCTAAGTCTTTGGGAAAGTCTTCTTCTTCTCTCTCACCTATAATTGAAAGTGTTCTTGATATCAAGAGAGAAAAGAAAACACAAGTGAGCAAAAAAAGAAGAATCATCGAACCCAAACCATGTAAAGAGGGAAAAGAAAAAGTGAACGGCCGATGCGTAAAGAAGTGCAAGGAAGGAGAAACAAGAAACGAAAAAAGAAAATGCGCGAAAGTCAAAAAAATGACGATTAAGGCAAAGAAATCAAAAACATAAAAACATAAAAACATAAAAACATAAAAACATAAAAACATAAAAAATATAATAAAAAGTTTTTTGTTATTTTTTATTTTTTCATACTTAATTAAAATTTTACTATAATAAATAATTAAAATTTTACTACACTATTTATTCACAATTCCTTTTTCTCTTTTTCATCTTCAATCTTGTGTCGTATTCTTCAATTGCCTTGTAAGCTCCGTACACTCGGATTGGTGGACATTCGTCAAATGCTGGATTGACTTGGCAGGGTACAAACTTGTGAACCATGTAAGTGGACTGATGACGCAAGTCTTCTAAAATATCTGGACGCATCTCTTTTGTTCGGTGACTGATGTAAACCTTGACCTGTTTTCGCATATATTTAGCGGTCCAACCCTCGTAACAATATCCTCCTTTTATATATCCGTCGTAGTTAGGATATTCTAGTTGAATTATGCTGTTTAAAACAAACCCAACGTGCTGTTTGGACCAGCCTTCAATTAAACCCATAATACGGTCTGTATTTTCAATAATCCATTTGTCGAAAAAGTTGTATTTAACCAAAACTTTTTGCTTTACTACAACTGGGGAAAATTCGCCAATAAGTCTTTGAAGGAAATAAGGCATACGGTCAATGCGATTTAAAAGGGCACGTTCTTCAAGAATCTCATTCTCCTTTCTAACTTTGTTTTGTTCATTTTGAGAGCATTCAGGATAATAAACTTTAAAGTGACTCATTATAATAAAAATATATAATAAGCTTTCAAGAAATAATATATTTATTCAATTTTATTTTTTAATTTCATTTATAAGAGAAAAAAAGAGCATCTTATTAAACAAACATTTAATTGTCTAAAACAAATATTTCATTATGGGAACACTTACATTTAAATTTGTAATTATTATCTTTAAGTATTTGTCTGCATAACTCATCTCTTTCTGGTTGTACTGTGAAATATTCATGGGGATTTCAATTTTTATAATAATATATTATAAGTAAAATACTACCTAAAGGATTTTATCAATGTTTAAGTAATGCAAAAAAACCAATTATACGCAGACCAAGTCTATGTCGCATTGTTCCCATCATTTTTTCCATTAGACCTAGCCAAAATGATTCTCTCTTATACACAATTATTGCAGCCAACTTTATTGAAAGAAGATATTGCCAGTTACTTTAAAAGAAAAGCACAGTTTACCGAAATTTATTATAAACGATGGACAACCGATGAAGATGTTAATGATTGGCTAAGCAATGACATCGTTAGTTACTCTAATGATTTTCAAGGAACAATGTTTGGTCTTGTTCCAAAAATGCTAAGAAAGTGGAGAAGACTGTTTTTATTTCGGGATAAAGATGAACAATATATTATTGATGCAATCAATCACTTCATTTATAAAAAAAATTTGTCAAATAGTAGGCAAATCAACACATTTTTAGGTATATTTACACCTGAAGAGAGGGACGATTTAATATATATTGTATCCGGGACCTTTTTCTTTGGGACTTAGTTCAATTTTCTTTTGATTTATTCAATTTCTTTTTTATTCGTACAATCTCCAAACGAATCCTTTGTACACTTCTTTCGAATCATTTTTAATTAACGAGTTTAATTTGTTGTATGAGATTTGATATTTTTTAACAATATCTTTCTTGGTATTATAAGTGGAAATCATTTTGTTCGTAATAGGGTCTATTTTTTGAATTTGAACACCACCTTGATGGAGTATTTTGTCTGGAAGTGAGTTTTGTTCCAAGTATTCAGTTTTCATTTTGTGAGTACATTCATCGAAAAAACTCCAGTAATGTCCACTTGATATCGATTGATTTTTGATGGCTCGTGTGAAACTGTTACATTTTAAATTTCTGGCCTCAACCGCTTCCTTCTGTGAAGCGTAAACAGCTAATATCTTAGTTTTCTTTATATCAATCATAGCAATATATCTTATATCAGGTGGATTATGTTTTGTTAAAACTGTTTCGCTTATTTCGTCTGGGGGTGATTCATTTCGATTTACATAAAGCCATCGAAAATCTTTGTATATTGTACAATTTAAGGCTGCTCGTTTCAATGATGATGTCGAACTTCCTTGAATTGTTCTCTCTACCTCAGCCGGGGAATCGTAAATTCGAACAGCATTTTTCAAATCATCAGGTTTGTATTGGTACACCTTGGGTATGAAGGAACCGTTGTTTCTTTTTTTTATGTAAATAATAGGATTTTTTTTTTCATCCTCATTTTCTTCTTCTTCGTCGTCGTCCTCTTCTTCGTCTTCTTGATTTTGGTCATCTTGTTTTATACAAGAGGAAATCATCTGTAACTCTGTTTTCTTTAGTTCCAATTCTAATTGAGTTTGTTGAAGTTTCAGTTCGGCCAATTTTATTTGTTGTTCATACTGCAAAACCTTAATTTCCTCGATTTCTTTTGGGTCTTGTGGAATAAACGCACTCTTTATTTCGTTTATAACAGTAATAAAATGCTGATAAACTTCTTCGTTAACCAAGTACGTTTCTCTTGAAAGTGTTCCATCCGTTTTAGTTACTTTTTCATAATGAAGAGAGATGTACTCATTATGGTGTAATCCTCGTTCAAATTTTTTGTAATTATTGCTCTCGAATACATCTAATAGTAAAGGCTCTTGACAGTTAAATGATTTTGAGATATTTGGTATTCTCTCCTTAATATCTTGTGTGGAACCAATTTTAATGATAAATTTATTCTCGTATTTTGAATTTCTAAATTTACAAATGTACACAACATTTTTCTTGTCATATGCCTTTAGCAATGTTTTATGAGTTGCGAGTTCACATTGATACTGATGTAATATTTTGTCTTCTTCTTTATCTTGTTGGAGTTTATACATTCCATGGATTCGTATTTCCTTTAGAACAGAGACCATCCATTTCTGGAATTTCTGCGCGATGGGTTTTCTTGAACGTCCAAGTAACTTATAAAGGCCTGCTTCTGTCAAAAATAGTAATTTTTGGTTTCCTCCAAGGGTGAGGATAGTATCCGCCCCCTTTTCGTCGTCTGTGAAATCTTTTATGTTATCTTTAATATTACTAATTCCCAATAACTTGCCTATTTGATTCGCTTGAAACAACGGGTCTTCTAGTGTGCCTTGAATATTAATTGGATACTCTGTGTCCAAGAGAGAAAATGCCTTTAAGATGTCCATGCTTCTTTTATAATATGATAAGTGAGTTGTCTTTAAGTCTTTATTTAGTCATTTACAAAAATAGGTTCCAACAATTTTGAATATTTATTTAGGTACTCACAATAGTCCAAAACAAGGTTAAGTACTCACATTACAAGGGGGCGGATTTAACTTACACCCTTTTCAAGTAGTTACAATCGTACAATATGTATCTAACTAATGAAAATAAAAAAAATGAATTAAATAAATTATGAATTAAATTAAATTTTAAAATATTTTTTTCTTTAGCCATATTATAAAAAATGGGAGGTGGATTAATGCAGCTCGTCGCCTATGGCGCACAGGACGTTTACTTAACTGGTAACCCTCAGATTACTTTCTGGAAGGTTACTTACAGACGCTACACTAACTTTGCTATTGAGTCTATTGAACAGACTTTTAACGGACAAGCCGATTTCGGTCGTCGTGTCCAATGTACCATCAGCCGAAACGGTGATTTGGCTTACCGCACTTACCTTCAGGTGACTCTTCCCGAGATTAACCAGCTTATGGGCCTCGGAAACTACACCACTGGTAACACTGGTGTCTATGCCCGTTGGTTGGACTACCCTGGTGAGCAACTTATTGCCCAGGTTGAGGTCGAAATCGGTGGTCAGCGAATTGACCGTCAGTACGGTGATTGGATGCACATCTGGAATCAGCTCACCATGACCAGTGAGCAACAGCGTGGGTACTTCAAGATGATTGGTAACACCACCCAGCTTACCTTCATCACTGACCCCTCCTTCTCTGACGTGGATGGTCCTTGCGACTCCTTGGCTCCTCGTCAGGTGTGCGCTCCTCGTAATGCTCTTCCTGAGACTACCCTTTACGTGCCTCTTCAGTTCTGGTTTTGCACCAACCCTGGTCTTGCCCTTCCCTTGATTGCTCTTCAGTACCACGAGGTCAAGATTAACCTTGATATTCGTCCTATTGATGAGTGCTTGTGGGCGGTTACTACCTTGAACTGCAACACTTCTTCACCAAATGGTGGTGTTTTTGACTCCACGACCCAGTACTCTGTTGGCCGACCTGTTCCTGCCACCATTGCTTACAATCAGTCCTTGGTTGCTGCCTCTTTGTACGTTGACTATGTGTTCTTGGACACTGACGAGCGAAGACGTATGGCCCAGAACCCCCACGAGTACTTGATTACTCAGCTCCAGTTCACTGGTGATGAGTCCGTTGGTTCTTCAAGCAACAAGATTAAGTTGAACTTCAATCACCCCGTGAAAGAGCTCATCTGGGTCGTACAGCCTGATCAGAACGTGGATTACTGCTCCTCTTTGACTTGCGATGCCCTTCTTTTCAAGGTGCTTGGTGCTCAGCCCTTCAACTACACGGATGCCATTGATGCTCTCCCTAACGCTGTCCATGCTTTCGGTGGCCCCGCTGCCATTGCTCAAGATAGCCGATACTGAATTGTACAACGGTGCTTTCACTGGTTACTGGCATGGTCCTTCCAATCCTTACAATCAGGCGAACTTGGGAGGTATTCCGGTTCCTACTCCTGCCGGAGCTCCCCCTGACTTCGTTGCAGATGCTGGTTCTCACCTCGAAAACTCTGGAGTCTCTGATGCCGGTACCTTCGTCCTCACTGAGACCTCTTTGGACATGCACTGCTGGGGCCAGAACCCCGTTGTCACTGCCAAGCTCCAGTTGAACGGCCAGGACCGATTCTCTGAGCGTGAAGGTTCTTACTTCTCTTGGGTTCAGCCTTACCAGGCTCACACTCGTAACCCCGATGAAGGTATTAACGTGTACTCCTTTGCTCTCCGCCCTGAGGAACATCAACCCTCAGGCACGTGCAACTTCTCTCGTATTGATAACGCCACTCTTCAGTTGGTCTTGTCTAACGCGACTGTTGAGGGTACCAAGACTGCCAAGGTCCGCGTGTACGCTACCAACTACAACGTGCTCCGTATTATGTCGGGCATGGGTGGGCTCGCGTACAGTAATTAAAAAATCTTGTTACGAGTTATCGTCTCATTATTTTTACGCGAAGTACAAAATAAATTCATCATATATAATTATATAATGAATGAACAACTAACTTTGCTCTTGAGGATTCAGGCCTAACATAGCCTTTAAACACGTACATACTATGCACGCCCTTTATTATAATTTTGTTTTCTCTTAAGAGAAGACAAACTTTGGTCACCCAACCGGGTGTGCAAATTATTAGCTTTGCTTTCTTATTGCTACAAAAGCAAAACTACTTTAATAAAGGGCGTTATGTATAGTATAACACCCATGGACATCGTTAAAGCGTTTAATTCAAATGATTTACACACGGAAATCGTTATTAAAGGAACGAACGAAGAACCGTTGTTTCGCGCAAGTGACATTGGTGCAGTATTAGACATTACAGCTATTAGGTCTGTTATTAGAGACTTAAATGAAACAGAAAAGGTAGTGCACAGTATGCACACCCCTGGCGGCTAATTCGGTTGTAAGTATGACTGTCTTAAATCACTACATATGAGTGACAAAACACTCGAGAAATCATTATCAAACAACATAATGTACTGTGGTTTTTATTACAGGCAAATTGGAAGCAAATTATCATGTTTTTAAACCAACACAAATACTTCAAATAAATAAAAAAATTTTTTTTGTTTATTTATTTTTACGCGTTTATTTATTTTTACACAATTTTAAATATTTTTTTGTCAAACATTTTTAAAAATCTAAAACCTAAGCATCCTCCTCATCTTCCACTTCTTGGTCATCGAATGCGACATCCTCTTCCTCCTCTTCTCCATCGTCTTCTGGCGCAGGTACATAATTTTCTCCGTCCCAAACAACCTTGTTGCTGTTGAACAAGATGTTCATGTTACGAATCTCAGGCTTCTCTGTTTCACTCGTGAACAACTTCATAATTTGTGTGTCATCACGGAACCGCAAGGTATAATCTTGCTGGATGTTGTTACGACCAACTCGTCCAAGTGCTTGGATGATTTTTTCTTGCGTCAAATTCAAATCCTTGCTCAAGTAACCATGACAGAACTGATAATTCGTACCGTAAATGTAGTCACTTGAGGCAATAATCATGAACAATTTCTGTGCGTCGGCCAGTTTCTTCATGATTTCCGTGTACTTGATGTTCTTGTGGCTAGTGAACACTCCAATACCCATCATGAGTAGAACTTTCCACAAATCATCCACTTCATCCAAAGACATGATTTCACTTACAGTATTTTCTTCAATATTGCTAGTGAAGACGTTCTTGACTACCATTCCTTCTGCCCATTTTGTCAAGTGCAGAAACTTGTTCGGTACGAACGTGTCATTCAATGTCGCAGACTTAATCAGGTTGCGAATTGTTTCGGCTTCAGTTTTAAGTCTTGTTGATTCAGCTTTGGACGTGTCTTTGTTGTCCTTCTTGTTTCTGCTGCCATCAGTTGACTCCTCGCGATTAAACATCTTAATGTCTTTAGACGATTTGTTTCTTCCTTTGATTCCTCCGCTGCTAATCGAGTTCATTACTCCTTCTTCGAACTTCTCGCTGATTTCATCAAGTCTGCTCTCAATGTGACCTAATTGACGGTTGAGAACATTGTTGTACTCAATTTTCGACATCAAGTCATCCATCACACAAGCTGGAATGTTGGCTTGTTGGATGTAAAACTTGGCGATTTTTTCCACGTCGTCAGATATGAAAATGGTGGGTCCATCAGTCAAAGTAAACGCGTCGCATGTGGTAACATAGATACCAGGATTCGTCAATGCTGCTTTTTTCCTCACAATCTTATTTCCTTTTGTGTCGGTGAAAAGGTTAGACTGAATACGAGGCAGTCTAGTTGTCTTGAAATGCTCATTTATGACTTCAAATGCAGACGGCTCAATGTTCTTCAAAACAACCAGATAATACATTTTAATACTTTTCATGTTGACGTCACTTAGTTGCTCGAAATATCGGTCGAATTGAAATCTCTCGTGAATGAACCCATTTTGAGTGACAAAGGCAATGAACCTTACTACCTCAGCCAGGTCAAAGTATCTTAGTAGTGTCAAGTGTTCTTCACAATGCTCGACTAATCTCTGCGACTCTTCGTAGGTATCACACAAGTAGTGCGGCAAGACAACAAACCCATCTTTGTTAATGATAGGAATCGATTTCTTGCAGTCGTGGCTCACCACACTGTAAATTCGTGAACCTGGGAATCGCTGACTGAAATTTGCCACGGTTTCAGTCAGCTCGTGTGGCTTCGGCAGAGTAGCAGACGATAACACGACATTTGGGATTAAATTCTTTTTCCAATTTTTTCGAATTATCTTGTGGAACTCGTGTTCCTCATAATCCATGGTAATTGTTGGCTCATCCCAGTAAGTAATGATGTTTCCAATGTCCTCGATTTCGTAGTCCAAGTCGTGTTCATCATTGTGAACAATCTTCTTACTGAACGACATCATGTAGTACATGGCGGGCAAGTAGGACTTGATATCACAAATCATAATCTCAACTTCACTTCCCTCGCTGTTGTCCACTTTGCCGATACCACCAGTTCTTTTGTTCTTGGTATAAACTTTCGCTGCAAAGTAATGTAGACGAATGTCTCCTGCACTTGAGCACCCGAAAGCAAACGCAACTTTCTTGTGAATCGAAATGGCTGCTCTTGCCAATGCCAGCCCAACGTGTCTAGCGGCGCACACAAAGATGATTTTGTGTTTCTGCGAGAGAGCCAATGGAGTCAATGTTTTTCCGGTACCAGTGGGAGCAATATATAAAACCAATTTGGGATTTACAGATTTACAAATCGACAAAATTTCCTTTTGATGCTCGTAAAGCACCAGGTCATTGTACTTGAGCAAACTTTCATTCTTCTCAATGATGTCTACTGCCTTCTCAACGATGGTCGATATGCTGACTTTTTCTTGAAATCTCGCTAGAACAGTGCTCACCATTGAGATGATGTGTCGATTCATTCGCAAAATGCTGTTTCTACTTAGCTTAAAAAGTGAGTAGTAATGAAACGAAAACAACGAGTCATCATTATCCTGGAACCGAATGACTGATTCCAAATGAGAAATCAAGACAAACTCATAAATGTCGTTGGTCAGCAGTCTGTCTTCATCGTTTTGCTCTAACCGAATTTTATCAGCACTCCTGATGGTAACCTTATGGTCGACGTCGGCCCTCAAGTAATTCGCCTTGTACTTTTTAATAATCGCATCAATCCTGGTTGCGAAATACCTGTTGTACAGAAAATCTTCCATTTTCAAGCTGTACTCGATTTTTAAAAATGTTAATAACGACTTGTTATTATTAACACTTATATTGACGTCATCGTAACCGCTGACAATTAAGTTAAGAACCTCCAGTTCTTGTGGCGAAACAGGAACCTCAATCGAGTCCCATTCATTTTTGTTCAGTTTTCTCTGGTTTAGGTCCATTTTTTAAGTTCTTTTTTAAAGGCTTTTTTTGTGTTTGTGTTTTGTTTGTATATGTATGTTATTGAATTATGTTTATGTCCTTTTAAATTCAATTTTTTTATATAATTTAAAGAAAACACAAAACATAAAAAAATAAAATTGATTAAATTAATATAAAAGCTTCACAATAAAATATAAAAACTAAACCTACAACAAAGATGAACTTCTTAAAAAAAATGTTTCAAAAAGAGAACGCAAGCGAAAGCGAAAGCGAAAGCAAAACAAATATACTTGCGGTGATTGATGGAAACATTGGCGGAGGAAAAACAACTTTGATTGAACATTTTAGAAAAGTAAAAGACATTGGCAATAGAAAAGTGGTCGTTGTAGAAGAGCCTGTTAATGTCTGGGAACAAATTAAAGACGAAAACGGTACTCCAATCTTGAAGTTGTTTTATGCGAACACAAAAGAACATGCATTTCCTTTTCAAATGGCCGCCTTCATTTCGAGACTGGAGGTGCTGAAGAAGGCAATGAAAGACAATCAAGGTGCGATTATTGTCACAGAGAGAAGCTTGTACACGGACAGGGACGTGTTTGCGAAGATGTTGTTCGATTCCGGGGATATCTCTCTTGTCAATTACACTATTTACTTGAAGTGGTTTGATTTATTTGCTGAAGATTACCCAATTCACAAACAGATTTATATTTCTGCGAATCCCGAAGTGTGCTATGAGAGAATTAAGAAACGCTCCAGAGACGGTGAAAGTAACATTCAACTTGATTACTTGATGAACTGTCATGACTATCACGAGAACATGTTGAAGGACAGAGAGAAGCTAGTACTTGACGGCAACATTGACATTTTCGAGAATGAGTCGCAGTTAGAAATTTGGACGAACTCAATTACGGAGTTCATTTTACACCATAGGTCATTTTAAATGACCTTGGTAACTGTTACTTTGTTGCCGACACGTCGGCGTTTTAATAGTCCAAAGGTGTAAAATAAGTAAAATAAGTACTAAAAGAAATATTAACGAATATTTAGTATTTAAATAATTTAATTAACTTATTATATATGTCTACTACTGAAGTCGTTGTTATTTGTCCTCATTGTGCTGAAAATATAATTATTGAACAGATGAATTGCAGAATTTTTAGACACGCTACATTAATTGCTAATAATACACAAATTAATCCTCACGCTAGCCAAGAAGAATGTGAGTTTTATTTTAAAAACAGACTAATTTATGGATGCGGAAAACCATTTAGAGTCATTGAGTGCATCGATGGTACGTTTTGTGCTGTCATTTGCGAATATATTTAATTAATAATAACATTTATTTTTTTCAATAAGGATATAGAAAAAAATAATATTAGAAACAATTCTTGTACATAAAAAAATAAAAAAATGGGAATTTATACTAACGGTACTATTTTTGGAATAACCATGTATAATTTTGCAGATGGTATAGTAAGCTTACAACCCGGGGAGTACGACGATTTGTCTAACACATTATTTGAAGAAAAATACGAAGAAATAATGAGTCATGAGCAGATGAGAGAGGCGTACTTGTACTACAGTACATTAAACGAAAAAAAGAAAAACGGAATCCTTTTTAAGATTTATACGGAGTGCACTAGCACGCATGATATTGTTGACAAACAATTTATGATGTGGTACCCAATCTCCCTGAATGAGTTCCTAAAGAAATTCAACATCTAAATAAGGACTTATATTCTTATTTAATATTCAATGAGAGGGATATTGAATATTTTATTCGGCTTAAATTTCAACAAATCTAGTTCCTTTTTCGTAGTTGGAAACTCCTGGCTACCATAAATGTCTTGTAGCAGAAGCCATTCAAATAAACCGCCTGCATAAAGGTAAACATTGTAAAACCCTAAAGAATTCAATTGACCACACTTTGTGGTTATCTTCTCATCATTGCTATTCATCCCATAAATAATTATATTTATGCTTTTGGTACCATTTTGAAGACACTTGTTAATGAATAATTCCTCTTGACTTGCTAGAACTGAACCAAAGATTAAACACGTTTGGTCGTTCTCTCCCAGAGTATTTATTAGAATGTGAGTATCTTTATGTTTAACGGCATACTGAACATCTTCGAAGTTTACTTTTTGAGTTGACGGCGAATTTCCCATTTAATATGATTAATTGTGTTTGATATGTAAATTGTGTGAATTTATTTTTAAATATTTAACTTTTTTAATACTTAAGAATTATAATGCGTGGAATTCTTATCGAAAATCCAGTGATATTTGTTGACATGAACATCCCTGAGTATTCTCATTCGCAGTCCAGGCGCGCTAATGTTACAATCTTTTGCCGCATCCGCGATTGTACTGAAATGAACTCTCTCGCCAGTACAACAACAAACTTTGACAACAGGTTGGTCTGCGTACTGGTCCTCTTTTGATATCCCTGAATATCTCCAAATAAATCCTTTACAAACTCTTTTCTCTCTTAATGCTGTACCAATAGCCGTTCCAGTTGTCAGTCCCAATGACCGTCCTGCTGCTTCAATGCTTTCATATGTATTAATAACCACTCCAGTGTCTTTGTTCACTTGGTCAATTGGACGTTTCGATTTTCTCACTTGTGGTACTTCAGGGTCTTCTTCTTCACTCTTTGAAGTTACGATGTTACAGTCAAGAATATTATCTAGTTGTTCCAAGTCATTACTATGATTTATCAGCAAATTTTCCAATTTTAATGTGACGTCCAGAGCTCTCTTAACGTTTTCAAATGTACCCTCATAAGTGTTATTTCCAATCATTGTTAATGAAGTCTTGAGTACAAAGCTCATTACCTTCTCGGAGAAAGGGTATTTCACCTTCACATTATATTTCATTTCTCCCATGGAATCGATTTGTTTTAGATTTGTTTGAAGGATTTCGTAGTCTTTTTGTCTGACAATTGAACATTTATACCTTAGTGGAGATGACTCAAACGCATATAAATAATAACCATATTTGCATAGAGCATAATTACTACTTATCTTGTTCTTTGAATCATCTGTTGTGTCTGGTTTGTAGTTCTTCAAATCTGTCTTTAATTTCATTATTTCTTCATCCTTTACATTGTTTGATTTTTGTAGATTTCTTAGCTGTTCTTCCAATTCATAATTTTTTTCAAGTAACAAGTTATAGTTCTCCACGTTGTACTCGTTTTCCTTTATGATTTGTTTAATCATGTCAATAATACTTTCAATAGTAAACTGTTCTTCATCTAAAGCAAGTAGTTCTCTGTAATTTATGTCTTTAATTATTACGGAGCGGATTCTCTTCTGCAAAAGAGGGTGCCTCTTAATTGCGTTTTCAATCTCGATTTTGTTTTTTACCTTAAAAGCAGCTATTAATTTAAAATTAGAGTATGTTTTTGTGTGTACGGCATCCCTTTCTCCTAAGTTATTTGTTTGGCCGAACTTAATCAAATCTTCATTATACATTTTGCTGTTCGTCTTTCCAAGACTCTTATTGTCAATTGTACCAATGTAAATACATTGAGTATTTATTGGAAACTGAGCAATTAATGTTTCTCTTAGTAAAGAAGATTTTTCATTCATTGATTTTATTTTTTCGTCTTGAAGTTGAAGTTTTGTCGTTTCTAGTTGAGTTTCTTTTTGCTCCAGCTGAAGTTTCAGTTCAGTACTTTCTTCTTGGATAATCTCTTGTAATGTTTCTTCTAACTTTATGAAGTATTCATGTATTTCATCAGCCTTCTTTGTTCCTGCCTTGATACAAAATAATTTAAATGTTTTTACTGTAAGCATTAAAGTTTCTTTATTCTGTCCTCCTTTGACATGAGATGATTGCTTAACCTGCTGGTTAAGCGATGATTTATAATCATGTTCAATTATAAAATGTTTTTGTAATAAATCTTTTGCCTTCTGCTTTGTAGAAAATCCTAACCATTTCCATATATCATCTAAATCAATAACAAAATCTGTTTTAGAATTATAATTTAAAAAACAATAAAAACTAGACAGAAACATTTGTTGTTCAAAATTATTAAACCCTTCTTTAATTTTTGTTACCATTTTTGATTTATAATTATTTCCATTTAATTTTGTAATTGGATTGTTCTCAATCAAATCTACGATATTCAGTTCTTCCATTTTATAATATTATATATAAGTAGTCTTTATATTATATATAACTAAATCATTTATCGATTATAAAAACGATAATCAACTTCATATCTAATGGAACTGAACCACAATTTCCACCTTCTCTTTCTTGATGCTCTTTGTAGCGGAAATAGATAGTTCTTCTCTCTTCTTTCGCGTCTTCGAGTTGTCTACCACAACTTGTTCCTTTCTCTTGGAAGTACTGTTACGATTATTCATGTCCTTTTCAATGGTTTCATAATTTTCTTCGATATAATCGACGACTTTATTCTCAAGCGCCCATTTAAAAAAATTCAGTTGGCCAATTGTGGTCTCAATGCATGTGTCTTTTTTGTATGGAATACTTATTCTGTCCCACCGGCAGAACGGGTCAAATCTTTTCTTACTATATGCTTTTAATTTTAATTTGTAATCTACGTACACCTTAAACCGTTTGTTCGCTTCCGCATCTTCAATTAAAGTATAATATTTTTTGGCATAATTGGTGGAGAACCAATCAACGATACGGAGTGAAATCTTAGACTCACCCGTGATGATTTTTAGCATTCTATTTAATATTTTCTCGTCTCGATAAAAATCCATCAAGTTGTTAAGTAATAAATCATTTTGAGTTGTGTAAGACGAATTTCCTGTGGATGCGTTCATTTTCAAAGTGTCTTTTAGACATTTTTAGGCATTTTTGTTTAAGTTGTTTAAAAATTATAACATATTTTTTAGATAACTGTTTTTATTTCTTACTTTTTATTTGTCGTTGTCGTCGTTCTTATTTTTATCTCTTTCTTGGGTTGTATTTATCGGCTTGAGGAACTTGTTGCTGACATCGATGTCATGTACATAATTTTCTTCCCCTAGGAAGGGATTAAAAACAATT